TCACCATTCGATGCTGTGGCATGGGGACCGCTGCCGCCATGACCGCTGCAACCGACGCAAACCGCCTATGGGCACGCGGCGCGAAATTCTTTGCAGAATCCGATGCAGCGATCGTTATTCAGGTCGGTGCCGCGCCGGCTGATCAACCCATCTACGCGTCCTTCGGTGTTGGGACATTCCCCAATCCAATAGTGGCGCCCTTTGTGTCGCTTCGCATATCGAATGCTGGAACTGCCTACACGGGCGGAACTCTTACGATTCACACAATCTCTATCTGGTGTTGATTCATGTTTGTGTGACGCCTCGCGCTTTTGCTTTCGTTTCTCTTTCTCGCCGCGGAGGTCGCGTTGCTCAAGACCTGCATAATTCGACCCCGCGTGGACAACTCGCCCAACGACTGGGTTACGTTTGGTTCCGGCGCGGACCACGCAGCACGCGTCGGCGACTCCCCACCGCTTTTAGCAACCGGCCTTCAGGCGAATGCGCCGAATATGAATGAGGCGTTTTTGCTCACCCCCACGCCATATGATTTCACGTCGTGTGTCAGTGGGCGGATTTACGCCTACCAGCATTTAACGGGGACCTTTTCCCCCGCATACGAAGCAAGCGTTCAGCTCGAATTTCCACCCAGCGGCGGCCATCACGACCCGATCGGGATAGCGCTCAACATTTCCAACGGGCAAGCAACGCAAATCTTCGTCTACCCGTTCTCGAGTGCGCCCGTGCCGATCACGAAATCCATGGCCGATGTGATGGTGATGTCTCTCGCCTCGCACGGCGGCGCCTGGCCCGGTGGCGGCGCACACGACCTCTATGGCATCTGGGTGGAGCTTGACTACTTCGTCGCGGGCACGTACAGCGACTGCTTGAACCGCCCCATGGTGGACCAAGCGGAAGCCGAATCGCGTTGTCAAGACGATCTCGTGTACGGCCGCGTGGACACGTGGGTCGATGGGTTGCGTGTCAAGTTCCCGCTCGTTCGCTACTTCACCTATGCGTTGCATCGCCAGTGCACGCCCGAGACGGCCGCCGCATGGGACGCCTATGCGGCGGCCAACAGCATCGATCCCGAGGTCGCATACATCCACCACGCGGGTGTCCGTCGCGCGCCCAGCCCCAGCGGCTGGTACATCATGAACATGGGGAGCGCACAATACCTGGCATGGCGCCAGCAGCGTACCGCAAACGCCCTTTTGGGCACCGAGTTCGGCGAGGCTCCGCATACAACGGGGCCCATGGACGGCACGGTGTACGACAACGTGCTGGCCTACCCCGAGTTTGATGCGGCGATTCCGCCTGTTGCGTTGGCCTTGGACCCCAACCCGCGCGTGGGCGATTCGGACGAATACGCAGGCGACGCGCAGGGCTATATGGACGACTGCGCCGCCGACGCGATTGGCACCCAGACCTTTATTACGAACACGCTCGGAAAGGTCGTTGCGCCCAACTTCGGCGACATTTCGTTTGCGATGCGTACCGACGCCCAAACCCTAGTCATCATCGACTCAAGTGAAATTATCCAGTGCGAGATTGCGCTGCGCTACGACCAAGGGAAGCTCGATGTCCCGAATGCGACCGACGCGCTTGCACGCTGGGCGTTCATCGACGACCTCTGCGGCACACAGGCAAAGCAATTGATGGCCGACGGCTTCCTGGACCAGCCCAAGACCGAAGCCGCCAAGGACCAGTCGAAGATGGGTGTTTCGTCCTTTTTCCTTCTCGCTCACCAGCCACGCCTGTACGCGCGCTACGTGAACGACCTGGACGAGTTTATTGTGCCCATTTCGACCTGGGAGCAAAACGACTTAATGCGCGTCGCACGCGCCCAGCTAGGCGAGCCCGTAGGCCCTCGAACGGAAGTCGCCGTTGTCTCCACGCAGCTACGGCTTTTCGTTCGTGAGTTCGAAAACGGGCTCGTCTACCTGGCTCTCCAAAAGATCGGAACGAGCGGCAACGACGTGGTGACCGTGACGCTGCCGCTACCCAAGGTCCCGCTTCTCCCTGGCGCCGCCTTCGGTGCGGCCGTCACGGTCCTCAATTTCTCGGTCGGCGACGGGGCCATTCTCCTAAACGACGAAGTGGAGACGATGGACACGCTGCTGATCGCGCGCACCGGCCATGTCGCATTGACTGCACGCGACGGAAGCACCGAATTGGCGGCTCGTACTGGGCACGTCCTCTTGGAGGTTCAGTAAATGTACCCGCGCGTTTTTCCCATGCACGCAGGCGATCTTCGGCCAATTCTCACGGGCCACCCATTGGTCGAACAGTCGGAAATCGTATTCAACCTCACCGGCATGGTGACGTGCCGATTCTTCATGCTCAACCTACATACCGACCTTCTCCAGATAAACGGCGTTGCGGGTGTCGTGGATATTATCGCCAGTACCCTTTCGTACACGTGGATCTTAGGTGACACCAACACCGCAGGCCATTACGCGACCTGGTTTCTGGGCTACTACGGCCCCATTTCAACCGTTCCCCAAACATTCGAAGGCCCCGAGGTTCTGATAACAGCGCACGGAAAGCGCCTGGTGTACTAGTGCCAACCTACGTCACGTATACGGACGTCACGATTTTTCAGCGCGACTTCATGCCGTCGTCCGCCGACGGCGTTTTCCCGCGGCTGATCGAACGCGCGGCGCGAATTGCGACCTCGTATATCGACATGCGGCTTGCCACGCGTTACACCGTTCCGTTCACCGCTCCATACCCCGAGATCATCGTGACGATCTCGGACCTTATGACCAAGTGTGCCGTGGCCGCACTACAAGCACGGCGCGCCGTCGTGTTTCCGAAGGCCGGGAAAGGCACCCGTGGGGGCACCGACGAGTGCGCTTTGGGGCGTGAAATGCTGGACGAGCTGGCCGAAGGCGACGCCATTATTCCAGGCCTCACCTTAAGTGCGACGGGCTTCCACACGCGCGATGGGTACGTGCCAATTTTCGACGTCGATAGTTCTGTGAATCACAGGCCCGACTCGGAACTATTGCGGAAAATCTCTCGGGAGCGCCGTTAACGTGGCCTTCGCCGAAATCAGAATTGATACCGACCAGGCGGCCAAGGACCTGACTACGATGGCGCGTGCGTTGAAGATCGCGGGACCCGCACAGCTTCGTAAGCCCTTGGCCCACTGGGGCGGATACATGTTGGTGCGGACCGATTTGCTATTCGCGACCGGATCACGAGATGGGGTGCGCTGGCCGCGATTGAAGGAATCGACCAAGGCCTCGCGTCGTGCCCGTGGGGTGAAGGGGGCCTCCCCCCTGGATGCAACCGGGGCCTTGCGTCGGTCCATCAAGACCGAAACCGTCATGGGTATTGGCGTCCCCGAGCAACGCGTGTTCTCGAACAACCGCCTTGCCGCGATTCACCAGGAAGGAGCACTTATTGGCCCGCGCACAATTCGCCCCAAGACGGCCAAAGCACTTCGCTTCGTGATCGGCGGGCAGGTGGTGTTCGCCCGGAAAGCGGACATAAAGTTTACCGAAATTCCCGCGCGCCCGATTGTCTTTATCTCGCGGCGTGACCGCGAAACCGCAACGCGCTACGTGCGCGAGCACGTGCAAACACTCATTCGCAGGGCGATCAAGGTATGAGCGGCGGTTACGCCCTAGAGTTCTCGGACCTGTTGATAGCGATGAAACAAGCCCTACTTGCACAAACGGCGCTCCCGTACTTGAACGACTGCCGAATTTACAACGGCCCGTGGTACTTGGGGCCGTGGAGCAATTACAGCGTCTACTTGCGCCCAATGGGCTCGCCAGAGGTCGTGATGGCCGAGGACGGCGGCGCGGGAGTCACGAAACACGCGATCCACGAGGTCGCGATCGAGGCGTGCATGTCCATCTCCAACCCAAGCGACGAGGATTCCGTTATTGGCCGGACTGGCGCGCGCATTGGCATCACCACCTTTGTCTCCCACCTGTGCGAGTTCTTGGAGAACAACACGCTGGGACTTGCGAACAACCAGCTCGAACACGGCGCGCCACCAACCTGCGAGTTCCCCGGTAACGCATACGGAGTTGTCGAAGCCGATACGGACATTTGGCTACAGGTCGCGCGCGGAATCTACCGCGCCCAAACCCGCGCTTTCTACAGGACCGGAACATATTCCTAGGAGGAAAAAGAAATGACTGTTGTATCTGGAAATCTCGTTGTCGGTAACGCAACCATCTTTGTCGGCGTCGACCTGGGGGCGATAAAAGACGGCATTATGATCACGCCGACGTACACGGTGTTCAACGTGGACATCGAGCAGGAATCGTTTCCATCGCGGTACTGGTACACGGACAAGCGATTCACAATCGAGTTCACATTGTGCGAGCCCACGTTGGAAAACATCAAGATCGCGTGGGACCTTTCAGGAGTTATCACTGGGACCAACCCGCGCGTGTTGGACATCGGCACATCGGCAGGAACGGACTTCGTTCCGACCCCGCGGATTATCATCGCGACGTCATTCACGCCGGGCGGCGTGGGGGGCACCTTGTTCACGCGGAGCGTCACGTTCCACAAGGCGCTGCTCGAAACGCCGGGAGCGACGACGTTTACCAAGCGCGCCGAAACATCCATGAAGACCACGTGGAACTGTGCCCTGGATACGGCTCAAACGCCGGATCGGGTCGGCATCTTTACCGACGCGACTGCCTAGCGATGGCAACAATTCTCGGCAAAACATATGCCGAGGAACGGGTGATCATCAACGAGCTGTCCGGGCTGCATCCGTATTTCGAGGTATGCCCGAACGCCATCGTGTTGGGCTCATGGTGGTTCGACATCATGACCGCGGCGGTTCTCATGTCGCGCTGTGTCTGGTTCCCCATGCAGTCGGTGATGGCGGGCACCTACACGGGCGGTATCGAGGTGCCAGCGAATCGGCTCGTGTGCGCTGGAAAGTTCATCGGAAAAACGGGGAATGTGTTCATCAAGTACACGATCGGTGGGCGGCCCGGGAATGAGTTGCAGGAGTTGGTGCGCGCGTTCATCAGGACACAGCTACGCCCGAACAACGCGGAACGCCTGATGGCCGCCGACAAGCTGGTGGAAATCTATCTCGAAGCCAAAGAGGCGTCGAGAAAGTACACCAAGGACTTCCAAGGAGCAGTTCAAGTCAACGCAGGGAGTTAATTATGTCGCGCACGGAAATCCAAGTGCTTCTAAACGAGCCGATCGTGGTGGTGATTGGGGACGAGGCCAATCCACGACGCGTAGAGATCAAGGAGCCGTCGAATCATGAGCTTGGCGAGTACCTGGCCCTGTTAAACGCCTCGGTGTTGCGGTTCGTCAAAGGAAACCTCCCGCTCATTCAGGCGGCACTTGCGGGTCAGGACGTAACGAAGCTTGGCATTCAGCTTGAGGAATTGGCAACGGTTAGCGAGCACGTGACGGCCAAGGTGATCGGCGAACCCGTGGAGTACGTGCGGGATAAAATGAGCCTTCGCCAGTCGATTGCAGTGACCAAGGCGCTTCTAGACGTGATCGGCTGGGAGTTCATCAGAGAAAATTTTCAGATGGCCACGAAGGCGTGGAACGCGACGACGCCGAAGGGGAAGAACGGCGCGGCGCCATCGTGGCTACAAGGATCATCTCCGACGTCGCCCGGGAGTACCAGCTAACGCCACATGCGCTTTGGTACGAGCACTCGCAGTCACAACTGCTACTCCTTTGGCGCATGTCGTTGAGGAGGAGGCAGGAGAACTTGGCTCACACCGCAGTCATCATGCACGCGGCAACGGGGGCGGCGATCGTTAACACGATCTCGGGGAAGGAAACGCCGTCCTTCCAGAAGATGATCGACGACCTTTTGAGCGAGAACGAACGCGCGCCGATGATCCAAGACGAGACGGCACTCGAGGCGTTGCAAGTGACCCGCGCCCCAGCCACGGATGAATTGGCAGACCTGAAGGAGTTCTAGCAAGTGGCCCGGACCGTCGACGAAGTACTGGTAAAAATGGGGATCGACCCCGCGGGATGGACGCGGGGGCTCGCCACCGCTACGACCGCGACCAACCGCTTTGTCAGTAATTTGCAGGCGAATAGCAAGGCACTTGCCGGGCTCTCGCTGGGCGGGGCGCTCTCATTCGCCGGCATGCAACGGACCATTCGCGACGTCACCAACGAAGCGGCCGCGCAAGAAAACGCCATCACCAAGCTCACGTCGAACCTTCGCCTCGATCAACGCACGCGCGCGGACTCCATCGGTATTCTCACCCGCCAAGCGGATGCCATGCAGCTCGTGACCGAGTTTTCAGACGAGCAAGTCATTTCGGCGCAGGCGACGCTGGCCGCCTTCGGTCAAACCGACAAGGCCATCGAGCAGCTCGTCCCGCGGGTATTGGATCTAGCCGCGGGCTTCAAGGACGTCGAAGGAAACTCGCTCGACCTAGACACGGTGTCGAAGGCGCTGGGGAAAGCGCTCAATGGAAATTCGGGGGCCTTGCAAAAACTCGGCATCGACCTGAATTTGGCTAAGGGCGAAACGCTGACCCTCGACAAGGCGATCGCCTCGATTGACCAGCGTTTCCAGGGTGCCGCCGAAGCGGCCGGGAAAACCTTCTCGGGCCAGATGAAGATTGCCACGCATCAGATCTCCGAAGCCAAGGAAGCAATCGGATTCGCACTCCTCCCGACCATTCTGCAACTCACGCGTGCCGTGGTGCCGATCGTTAAACGCTTCGCCGAATGGGCGGCGGCGCATAAGGATATTGTGTTGTTGATCGTGGGCGGCGGAATTGGCGGGACCGGCTTGATTGCGGCACTCGCGACACTGGGGCTTGCGATCGGCGCACTCGGCGGTCCAATCACACTCGCCATTCTAGGAATCGGAACGCTTGTCGGTGGCTTGGTAGCATTGGGTCTTGCACAGAAGCAACTCCCAAAGAACATCGAGGCCGTAAACGCAGCAATCGAGGAGCAACAGGCGAAGCTCCAGAATCTAATGGACCAAGTAAAGAAGATGCCCGAGCCGTTTAGCATCTTCTCGCTCGGTTCTAAGAAAGACGACCTTAGAAAAGAGATCGCCGAAATAACGATTCAGATCACGAAACTAAAGGAAGCACGCGACAAACTAACGGCTGGACAACAAGCGCCAACAGGCGGCGGGAGTAGTGGCGGTAGTGGCGACGGCGACGCTGCCAAAAAGCTCGACAAGTTCATAGAAGGTTTCCAGGCCCGCGTGGCCCAGCGTGCCCAGCAAATCAAGATGGACACGCAACGTACCTTCGAGCAGATGACGGCTAACATTGAGCTCGGCCAGTCGGAGCTTGCGGATGCTGTGATTCCGCAGGATCAGCTTGACATGATTGACGAACGTTTCCAGGAAATGCGCGACAAGGATCAGGAAACCTGGGCCGCCATTACCGGCTCGCGTTCCGAGTTCTCGAAACAACAACAGAGGGAACTCGACGAGCTGATCGATCACAACGCCCAAAAGACGGCGGATTTCGCCTTCGCCTGGGGTGACATGTTCGCCCAGGTGCTAGAGAGCGAGAAGAATTTTGCCGTTGCGTTCGGCAAGGCAACGGTCCTCGCACTTGTTAAGGTACTGGGCGCGGAAGCGCGCGCGGCCATCGCAAAAATACTAATCGAGAAAGCGAAGGAGCTAGGAAAGGCCGCCATTGGCGCCCCGCTTTCATTCGGCGCAACGCTCGCCGCGGTGGGTCCGATCATCGCCGCGGCCGCGCTTGCCATGGGCGCCATATCGTCCGTCGAAAGCAAATTCGCGAAGTCCCTCGGTGGCTTCGAGCAAGGCGGCGTAATCCCGCGCACCTCGCACTTTCTCATGCACGAGGGCGAAGTGGTTTTCAACCCCAAGAAGAATACGACGCGGGAGTTGGCGGCGAGCCTCGAGCGCGCGGGTGCGCCACGCGAAGCCGCGATGCTTCGTGGCGGTAATGGCAGCACGCTGGAAGCGAACTTAAATTTCAACGGCCCGCTAAATATGCAGCTCGACTTGGAGCGCGCATTCGACGTGATGGCGCGACGCTTGGGTCGAGCACTGGGCGCGGACACGGGGTGACGACGTGCCAATCGCCTACCCGATTCCGACACAGTATGAGTTTGAGCTGTACTGGAACGCGGCCGACAGCGTGCAAGCGGGCGGCACGTCGCTCAATTTAACAAGCCGCAACATCAACCCGGACGACCTATTCGGATGGGCTAGGAAGCAAGACGAACGCGAAATCCCGGAGGCGCCGGGCTCGTTTATTTTATCCGACGGGCAACAAGCCTCCGTAACTATGGCTTTTTTTGGAGAAGTCGCCGGCAACAATCCAAACGATACTTTTTATGATCTCACGGAACGCATGGCGAACATCGCGCAGGCCACGAAGTACACCTACATTCGGGCCGGGTTCTACGACGGCTCGACAAAGCAGCGCTACCGTCGCTATGGGGAACCGTCTGGCGGCGGCGGACACTACGTGCGCAAAACAATGTACGAAGCGGTGAGCGGAATTGACGTCTCGTTTCGTGCAACCGATCCCGCATGGTACGGGGATGGAATCAAAGCCGACATTGTGACGGTGACGAGCGGCGCGGGGAGCAAGGTAATCACCGACGCAGGCCGCTACCGTTCAAAGCGCGCAACGCTCTATATCACGCGAACAGGCGGCACGGTTCCAACCAACCCCACGGTGTCGAACATTGACGGCCAGTCGTTCGCGATCACCGGCACCCTTGCGGCTATCAACGACCAGTGGGTTATTGATATGTACCACGGGACCGTCAAGAAGATCGTCTCGGGCGTCACGTCGAACGACATTGCGAACTTCTCCGGGCGGTTCTTCACCTTTAAGCAGGGCACTGACACGATCTCGGTCACATCCGGTGCGAGTGCCAACTTCACCGTCTCACTTCTGTGGCTCGAAAAACTGACGTAAGAGGGGATCGAAAGATGGCGACCGAAAACTTTACACGCACCGAGACAATATCGCTTGTCGAGTGGACGGGCTCCAACCTGAACGAGATAGTGACGTTCGCTGGATCGGCCAATCTTTCATACGTGAACGGTGTCCTCGCGATCCATGGGGCCACGGTCGTCGTGACGAACGTCGTCGTCAAGAACGAGGACGGGTCGTTTCGAGAGGTGACGACACGGGCAAAGATAGCAGACGACGAGTTTACTGAAGTATGAACCTAGACTATTACGAGATCATCGTCACGGACCGCTCGCTCGTTCAGAAGTCGATTCTGTCTTCGAGTGCGGGTGAGCCCGCGGTATTGAGCGGCGAGTTTGACTTACTCGACAACGGGGGATGCAACGAACTTGCGTTTACGATTGCCCGCGAGAAGCTCCAGGGGACGATCCAGGTCGGATACCTCGTGACCGTCAAGGCGAAGACTATGGTGGCGGCACTCACGACGTACTGGTCCGGTGTCATTACCTCCGTTCCGCTGGCGGGGAATACCAACCGGGAATGGCAGTACCGAGCGCGTGGGCTCTTCCATGAGGAGCTATCGAAACAGCGGATCGTCAAATACTACGAGGGGCAGGACATCGACGACCTTGTGATCGACATTCTCGCGGACGTGGATACGCCGATTACGGCCATCTCAGCTTCGACCAGCGAGATCAGCGTCGGCTCGCCCTACACGGTCGCGGACTACGAGGTCGAGTTCGAGAGTGCGGCCGAAATCGTGGCACAGCTTGCTATTCTGCAAGATGACGTCCAGTACGGCGTCGACCAGAACAAAAAACTCTACTTCAAGGACGTTTCGTCTTCGAACGTCGCACAATACTGGGTCGGTACGCACGTCGCTTCACTCTCCGTCGAGGAAGACGTGGACGATCTTGTTAACGACGTATACATGCAATCGAAGCAGGTGGTGGGCGGCGGGCAATTGACCCTCCACCGCGAGGACGCGACGTCAAAGACCGCTTACGGGACCAAGACCCGCGTCGTCCAGATGCGGAACAGCAAGGCCGCAGCGGACATCGGGCGCTATGGAGACTCGATCATATCGCGACAGAAAGACCCGAAAAAGATTGTCGAGGCGGAACTTCCTACATTCTCCGATTTTCTATTCCCGCGCGGGAACGCTCGCATCACCGATACCGATGCGGCTGTCTACTCGTTCCCGATTCGACGCGTAGTCTACACGCTCGATCCCATAGCGGGCCTTGTCGGAAGGATGGAGATCGGTGACAAGTTGCTCGGGACATTGGAGGAACAATACCGCGAAGTTGTGAACAGGATTGAGCGCGCGAATAGCAATAGCATATCTCTCTCAAAGATTGAGCACACACGAGGGGAAGAGTTCGCGCAGGCGGCCCAGGTTGACGCTCGCAAAAACGGCTACCTAAACACATTCTTCGATCCATTGAACGACACCAATGCGTTTGACAAAACACGTAGCGAGCACGTTGAGTTGCGGGACCGAGCGCTCTGGGCCAATCACGACTATTCGTATCTGGTCGCACTGTCGAACACCATTCCGACGGGAGATGAGGCCGACCTGGTGCGGCTGCACACGGACTTGGATCTGCGCGGGCGCGTGTCATTCGAGCGCGACGACGACATATCGACGTTTTTTGAGGGCGGCCCGTCGGAGTCGTTCCGCACGAGCCCAGACGGTCACGGCGTTGAACAATACGCGATCGCGGGCGGAATCATGTTCTACAAGGACCAGAGCGCCGACGTGCCGACCGGCCAGGTTGGCTTCGGGCTCCCCGGCAGCTATACGACCCGCGTAGCCCTCGAT